TGTTGCTCTAATAGGAACAGAAGTTAGCGGACCACTCGGCTCATAAGGATTGGGTTGTCCTCGCATCATACTAACAAATGCAGGATCAGCGGGTGGGGTTGCTAGATTCATGCGCGTAGCCTTTCGATTGCCTGTATCCGCAGCCCTAACTTGAGCAGCTATAGCTTGTTCCCGTGAACTAAGATTGTTCATGCTGGCAGGAGGAGCGGTTGGTGTAGCTGCCTGTCTTCGCCCAAATAAGCTTGACAAGAACCCCATCTCATTCTGTGTTGCTTCCCTAGCTTGCCCTCTTGTTACAGGTCTACTGGCTGCTCTAGCAGATTGCTCACCAGCAAACGGAGCGTTAGGTTGATACCCTTGTCCAAAGAAAGGACGAGGCGGTATACCGGGAGCGGTACCAACTACTCGATCAAGCAATGGATTCATTACATTCTCTTGAGCAGCCATAGCGCCACCCATTAGCTTGTCTTTCCAATACTTTCCATAAAAGGAAGGTTCAATATGCCATAGTGCGTGTGCCATTATCTACGACCTCCTGCTACTCCAGATAGCATTGCCGATGCCATTGGACCACCCATTGCCATACCTAAACCACCAGCTAGAGCTGTGACCCACGGATCAGGACCACCCGGACCTGTAGCAGTCACACCAGAGCCATAATCTCCAGAGATACCAGCAAGATAGTTCTGCAAACCAATCGTTGGAAGCTGTGATTCGTAAGAGTAACGCTGCATTGATTCATCAATACCAGCTTGCTCAAGCGCTCGTTGCTGTGCACCAATCGCACTCATTGCATCATACTGTTGCAAAGGCGCACCAACAATAGACGGATAACGACCTAATGCACCCATGCGTCTGTCTTGTGCATCCTTGTATGCATCAAACTGAGCGGTTGCGATCTTGTTTGTAATATCTTCTTGTGCTGACGAGACTGCTTGTGCTTGAATGATGTCACCCCTAGTAGAACCACCGGGGTTATACTGAGTAATCTGTTGGCGTATACCGGGTAAAACATTACCTGTCAACTGAGCCATAGCTTGCGCTCTAACAGCGTCAGCTACGGGATTAAACCTCTCGGTATCTACATCACCGGAAAGCATACCAAGCTGTGCATCTTCAGCAGCTATTTGCTGCGCGCCAAGCCTTGAACCCTCACCACCCTTAAGGTAATCATAAGCTTGTTCTTGAGCTTGCTTTTGGTACGGAGTAAACCCAGCAGTAGTTGAACCACTATAGAAATCAGGGGTCATCTTCCCAGATGAATATAAATCTTCAGCCCGTTTAAAACCTGTCTCCAGATAAGGCTTCTGCTCAGCCCAAGGTTCTGTCCTTGTCGTGGTTGATTTGCTTCCTCCAGACATATTCTACTCCTTAATTAACCTAACACCAACTAACATGTGAGGTACTACTTTGTCGTCATCATCTCTAATCTCATCGCCTGTACTACCGGGAAAGTAGGGATAGTACGGATACTTATCTATATCGGATTCTGTTCCAGCTTCTTCCCATGCACCCTCTTCTGCACCCCCAGCCGATCTCCAACTATACTTAGGGTATACATACTTATAACCCGGAACATCAGGCATAGGTAAGCCAGCCGTTGCTGTGGTTCCAGACGCATCAAAGGGATAGTCCATCTGGTCAGCTAACGAGAGGTATGGAGATGCCTCGCCAAGAGTCCTTCCTTTGCCACCTAACTCTGTTGGCCTATGGCCGTAATCTCTCCAATGCGCTCGACCATACTCAGCAATATTTGGATAACCATGCTTATCTTTATTGGAGAGGAAGTCAGCCATCAAATCTGGGTACTTTCGTACATAGTTTCCAAAGGTGCTGCCGCCTCTAAAGTTTACAGGCACATTAGGAGTTGGTGGTCTTGACCAAGATAGTAATCCCGGCATCTCATAGTCAGCAGCCGTCACACCAGCCGCTGCTAGTTTAGTTGGTATTGCCATTATTGTAACCTATATTTTAAATCTTTTGTGTAGACTGTGTACGAGTCTTTCCAGTCAGGGAGCAGCTTCTTCCATCCCTTCCTTCCCCATAGCTCAATAGCTGTACATCCATACCTGAGAGCAAAGCTGTCAATCATTTCTTGAAAGTTTTTTATATACCATTTAAAGTCTTCTCCAGCCACAGATATGATTCGTAGTATTTTCTTCTGAGGATACTGTATAAACTGTGTAACCATTGCAGCATGGATGCTTTCATTATCTTCATAGGCTACCCATAACTGCATCTCACCAGTAGATAGAGGTTCAATAAAATCTTCTGGCTCCAGTTCTCCCTCAGAGTGTACCGCTGCTTTAGCTAACATTGGTGCGACATCCTCCCAGACATAAGGAACGTCATCAGGATAGAGTAAGTGTGGCTTCAAAGTTTCGTCCAAGCTCCACTATCATTAAAGAAGTATATGCCCTCACCGGCTCCGGGGTTCCAATCGGTACCGTCTGCATACCTGATGTCACCCTTGCGTGGTCGCGTAGGCGCAACATGCATACATTCTAGTCTAAAAGTAGCCTGATTCAAGAATATATTTCCGATTCTTTTTAGCTCAGTAACTACATAATTACCAAGATCTTCTACCTGTTCTGGTAATGGGCCGGGTTCATATCTTGTTTCGCTCTTTACTACTCGGTCAATAAAGGTTGCCATCAGTATTGCCTACTACCTCTATTGCCAGCGTTATCTACCTCCAAAGCATAACCATCAAGCTCCCAATCCATATCAGTAGTAGACTCAAACTTTACTGCATAGAATTTTCCAGTCCCTCTAACCGATACTTTAGATTGGGTATCGGGATCAAATAAAACTGGATCTTTCCAGTCATACCCACCTTCAGTTGACATAGCGGTACCAAGGTGTACTGAAATAGAATCAGATCCATTAATAGACATTTTAGGATATATAGCGCTAATACGCTTAACTCCTGTAAAGTCTGGTTGTCCTTGAGCATTCAACGCTAAACCAGTTCTCTCCACGTAGGATGTCATTAATGCAGTATCCTTCTTATTGCCAGATCTATCTCTATATAGTTTAGTATTTACAGGGTCAGCAAACAATAAGACCTTATCCTGTAATGCGTAACTCATTGTCCAAGGGCCAGTAATAGTAGCCCATGTGCTGGTAGCGCTAGCCCATGTAGATGGGAGAACAGGATCGCCAACATTTCCATAGCCCATGTGAGCTACATTAGGTATATCTTTTATGGTAAAGGTGTTTGTTATATAGTTCCAGACTACAGCTTTATTTGGCTCCACCGATGCTGCGCCGTCAGCCGTGAAGCAGAATAGTATTTCTGTTCTTCCGTAGTCAGCAGAAACAAAGCATTTATCAATTTCTGCTCCATCAATCGAGGTAAATACATAGTCGCGCAATCGCTGTGGTAAAATAGGCTTCAATCTCTGCCCATCATTAACATAGAAATTACCCTTACCAAAGATAGCATGACCACCATCAAACTCAGCAATGCAGTTAGTGGCAATAGCTCCAACTGTAGGAGATAGCTGACGAAAAGAGAATATAAAAGGAGTGCCAACATACGTCATGGAATACACAGCATCTTCTTTATAAATCATAAAGGCATCACGAAGCTGCATACCATCCATGATATCGCCTTTGGTATCAGCTAATTCATATTCACCAGCATCTACTGTACTTGTTGTCTCGTTCCAGCTTGACGGTGTGGTTTGAATAGCAGCTTCTGTACTCCATTTCACAACTCTTGGAAAATTAACACCAGCTTGCTTTAAATTCAATGCAACCAAGAAAGAACGAAAGCCTCTCATCGAACGACAATAAGTAGTTATAAATGCAGGAGCATTATCTAGATGGGTTGCTGCTGTAGTTCCATTTTCTCCTCTACCAATACCTGTAAACTTAGTAGAGGTCTTACCTGTATAAGATATATCTTCAGTACCAACCGTAAACGTACCGGCTGTAGGAAAATCTATAGTAGAATCCACTACGATTTCATCAGGGCTGGGAACTCCAGTACCTGTTATGGCGCCATCCAATAGAGTTAAGGCAGGCCAATTATTTAAGTCTTGCATCTTTTGGGATGACAAAACAGTGCCGTCAGTTAATGCCCAATACTGCGGCTTATCATAAAAGTTAGTCATTACCAAGACTCCACCTAGTATGGTGGATGTCCATGTATCATCAGCAGTAGAGGAGTAATCTCCACCGCTAGCTCTAGTTATATCATACCATATAGTAGATCGAGTAACGGTTGCTCCGCTGGTATGTCCTGTAGCACTGCCGCCTCTAACGCAACCAGTGAAGGTTGTAGATGTTTTTCCTGTATAAGCAATATCCTCAGAACCTATTGTAATGGTGCCAGCAGTCTCAAAACCAGTAGTGCTAACAACTGTAATAGTAGTAGCCGCGTCGGTAATCGTACCATTTAATGTAGTAGTGGTTCCTGTATTGTCATAACAATATATTTTAGCTAAACCACCAACAACCCAAAACTCCGGAGAACCTAGAGTTATTTGAGTTACATGGTATGGGGCGATAGGACAAGTAGCCATAACCTCAGAAAATCCGGGAGACTTCCTGATAGAACCCTCATCTGTTTTGACGTTGTTGCCATCACTCCAGACATTGGAAGGAAGTTCCCAAGGACTGGTTTCTTTGGCAATGCCTATTTGTCCTACTTTTTCAATAGCTACTAATGCCATTATTCTTCCCCGAAGTAACCGCCCTTAAATTTATCAGACACAGCTTGCTTTGCCTCTATAAGACAGTTAGGAAGCATATCGTTTGGTGCTATTGTCATCCAGATTATCAAGAAAGGAATTAGAAACCAATGCGCTATTCTTGCTATCCCTACGATAAAACTCATTTAGGATATTTGGTTTTTACAGCCTGACGCTTTCCTTCTAGTGAAGTAATCGCAGCCATTCTTTCTTCAACCACACCTTCCCATAGAGCCACAACAAGTTCATCTATAGATGGGTATTCTTCTCTGCGTTTCCAACTATGATCTGCATCACGCGCTGCCTTTTCTTCCGCTGCTTGCGCTTCTTCTGCGTCCCGTGCCGCTTCTTCTTCTGCCGTGAAGGGGATGCGGATACCGTCTACATTTTTTGTTCGTGCCATTATTTCATCCCCCACAGGGCAATCGATCCCGATGTGATATTCCCCGACGCGAATGCAAACTTGACATTATTGATAGCGGAAGTGTTATCAAAAATGCCACCGTTAGTCGGAACATATAGTTTTTTTGCCGCATCATAAGTGATATTCGATCCGTAAAATTGCCAACCCTTGATATTCACCGTGTCGCCAGGATCCTGTAACTTCATCTCACCGCTAAACCCATGCCCTGTGTCAGAGGAGGTATTGAACGTCAAAACAGAATAAGCAGCATTTCTAGTACCATAGGTTGTACTTGAAGACATGTGCGTGTCACTGGCTGTCTTCCACGAATAGAAAGTTGTTCCATCATGGTTAGCTGGATAGTTTGATCCATTGTCAACGCTAAAATGAACACGAAAATCCTGATTATCGGTTGCTGGCTTGATACCGTAAAAAAGAAAAATAAGTTGCTTGTAGTCGCTCGTTATGTAGGTGCTGGAAAATGTGATATTTGCATCATCATCTGCGGTGATTGTATGAATCTTAACAAAATCTGAAGAACCCAAAGTTAAGGACTCATCAGGAAATGTAATAGTCCTGTCCGCAGTCGGGTCAGTGATGGCAAACGTAGTCTCATAAGCATCTGCCGTAGCACCCTCAAAGACTAGAGGAGAACCAGCAGCAGTCTGGAA